CTGGGAATCTCTAGCTACTTCTTCTGGAGCTTATGCTCTTAAAAGAAAGTATGATAGAGATGTTCTTGAAGCTATTTCTACTACTTCTGGAATCAATGCAGGTTCAGCAGTAACTGCTAACACAGGTGACTTAGCTCACAGTGTTATTGCAGAATCTGCTAGACTTCTTGATGACAATGAAGTACCGGAAGAAAATAGATGGTTTGTAGCACCTCCGATTTTTTACGAGCAATTAGGTGCAGCCGGCTCAAAAGTTATGGATATGTCCGTAATGGGTAGCAGTGGCGAATCCCCGCTTCGTAATGGATTGGTATCAGAAGTTACAATTGCAGGTATGAAATTGTACAAATCAACAGCGTTAAATAGGTCTGGAACAGATATTATTACAGTATCTGGTACATCTAATGCATATTTTTGCATGGGTGGACATATGTCTGCGGCTGCAACAGCTTCGCATATTGCGAAAACTGAAGTAGTAAGAGACCCAGATTCTTTTTCTGACGTTGTTAGAGGATTGCACGTTTATGGTAGCAAAGTTCTTAGAGCTGAAGCTATTACTAGAACTGCAGTTGTCTTAACATAATAGGAGGAATGAATGGCAACAGTTGATAAAACTACTGGTGGAACAGCAGGACATCCTTCTACCAGAAGAAAACCATATTACGTTGAAAATACAGTTGATAACTCATTGTTTGACCCGGCAGCAGCAGACATTATACAATGTTTAAATGTTCCGGCAGAAACATTAGTTATGGCGGCAGGATTAGAAGTTTTAACAGCTTCTTCTACTTCCGTAACTTTTGACTTAGGTATTACAGGTTCAACAGCAGGTCACCATGACCCTGACTGTTGGGTTGATGCCTTTGACGCAACTGGTACAGGTCATGCCCCAGTCGATGCTACAGATGCAGCAGCAATGCTTATCTGTAAAGCGGCTGATACTATTGATATTTTAACTGCAGGTGCACAAGACACTGCAGGTAAAGTTCGAGTATGGGCAGTACTTTGTGATATTAGTGGTTCAGATGAAACTGCTTCTAACTCATCGTAACTTATAATACTAGGGGGCTTTTTAGCCCCCTTATGCTTAATGGGAGAATATTTTAAAGGAGGCTAAATGACTAAATGGGATATGACAAAAAAACAAGTAACCCCAGATGGAAAAGTAATAGCTACAGGCGAAAAAATTACCCCATTATATGATGATACAAATACAAAAGAATTAGAAAATAAAGTTAATACATTAGAAACTAAATTAGATAAAATATTAAATTTATTAAATAGTAGTAAAGGAAAAGAATAATGAAAGAGACTAAAAAATTAAATTGTATTGGGTATCCTCATAATGACCCTTATGGATTATCTGCAGCATTTTGGAAAATATTTACTAAACCTAAAGTAGAAAAAGAAAAAGAACAACCTAAAAAAGTTTCAGGTAAAGTAAAAAAACAAAGTGCAAAGGATTTTTATTAATGACAGAATGTTGTCCTATATGTGGATGTGACAAAGATAAATGCATCTGTGAAGATGGGTGTGATTCTTGTGGGGCTTAGTGCCTTTCAAATCAGAAAAACAACGAAAATATCTTTTTTCTAAAAAACCTAAAGTAGCTAGGGAGTGGTCTAAAAAATATAATACAGGAGGAAAAATGGCAAAGCCGGGACTATATGCAAATATAAATAAACGAAAAAAATCAGGTACTAGTAGAACTAAATCTAAATCTACAATATCACCAGAAGCTTATGCTAACATGAAAGCAGGATTTCCTAAAAAGAAAAAAATGCTAATGGGTGGACAAGCTAAGTTAGATGTAGCAAAACCTAAAGGTAAACTAACTGCTGCTGATTTTAAAAAGTTAGGAAATAAAGGTAAAATGTATGGTGGTAAAATGAAAAAAACTACTAAAAAAATGTATGGCGGTAAAATGCATATGAATAGAAAGAAAGGTAAGTAATGAAAGGTGTACCACATTATACAAAAGATGGTAAGGAGTGGAAAGGTGGTATGCATAAAATGAAAAATGGAACTTTACATACAGGTAAAAATCATACAAAAAATAGTAAAGCATTAGTTCATTTTAAAGACTTATCAAAAAAAGCTAAGAAAGTAGCAAGGGCATAATGGTAGCAAAAAAATATCAAAATCCTAAAGGTGGATTAAACGAAGCAGGCCGTAAACATTTTGAAAGAAAAGATGGGGGTAATTTAAAATCTCCATTAAAATCTGGAACTAGCCCAAGGCGTGTTTCATTTGCCTGTAGATTTGCAGGAATGAAAGGGCCAATGAAAGATTCAAAAGGAAGACCTACAAGAAAAGCATTAGCACTTAAAGCTTGGGGTTTTGGAAGCATTGGTGCGGCATCTAAATTCTGCCAAACTCATAAAAAATCTTGACAAAACAACAATTTAGTGTATAATATATAAAGGGAGACATGGCAACAACTTATTTAACTTTAGTAAATAACGTATTAAATGAAATAAACGAATCAGAGTTAACATCTACTACTTTTTCAAGTAGCAGAGGTATTCAAACATCTGTTAAAAAATTTATTTTAAAAGCTATGCATGAGATATATAATAGTATCTCAGAAATACCAGATTTATATTTATCAACTACTCAAGATACAAACGCAGGACAAAGAACTTATAGCCTACCTTCATCTGCGTCTCCCCAAAGCACAGATAAAGCGTACAGAAAAATGGACTGGCAAACATTTAGATTAGTTCCTAAAGAATTAGTTACTAATGGAGAGTTTACTAGTAATATAAATAGTTGGACTACTATAGCAGGTTCAGGTAGTGCTGCTTATAATAGTGGTGGTAATGGTAGAGCTAGATTAAATGATTATGCTATCTACCAAGCTATATCTACTGTAGTAAATAAAGATTATAAATTACAAATTAGAGTATTTGATTCTCATAGTGCAGGACAAGCATTAAAAGTTCAAGTGGGAACTTCAGCAGAAGATACAACAAATTTAAGTACAACATTAACTGTAGAAGATTTTGGAGCAGGAGCAGTTTTAGATACATCATTTACTGCAACAGCACAAACAACTTATATAACATTAAATAATACTGTAACATCAACAAATTTAGATGTAGATTATGTTCGTATATCTGAAAATATTCCAGTTCGTAAATTAAAATACTTAACATATGATGATTGGAATAGAAAATATTTAGAAACTGATTTAACAAATGATTCTGATTCTTATGGAACACCAAGTATAGTTTATCCAACACAAGATAAAAAATTTGGTTTATCACCAGTTCCAGATGCAAGTAATTATACAATACAATACGAATATTGGAAAATACATACAGATTTATCAGCACATGATGATACTATGGATTTAGATGATAGATTTAAAGGTATTATAGTAAATAGAGCAAAGTATTATGCTCATATTTTACGTTCTGATTTACAATCAGCCCAATTTGCTGATAAAGAATTTAGAGATGCAATGAAAGCAATGCGTGTTGAGTATGTTAATAATTCATCTTACATGACTGACCACAGAGTTAATCATGGAGGTAGAGTAGGTTCAGGAGTATTTTAATGCCTTACACCGGCTTACAAAAACCTATGGTAGTAAGTTGCTCTGGTGGCTTAGTACTAAACAAAGATGTTTTTGCTATGCATCCCGGAGAAGCTTTACAATTACAAAATTTTGAACCTAGTATTGAGGGTGGTTATAGAAGATTAAATGGAACTACATTATATAATTCAACAATAGTTCCACAAGTTTCAGCTTCTACTGAAAGAATACAAATGTCTGCTATATTTAATGATTTAATTATAGCGGCTAGAGGTGGCACAGTTTACACTGGGTCAACTTCTGGAAGTTGGACATCGAGAGCAACAAGTAAAGGTACTACAAATACTTATGATTTTGATAAATATAATTTTGATGGTAACGATAAAATAATTATTGCTACAGGAGAAGCAGCAGCATTTACTTTAAATACAAGTTATTCAGAAGATATTATAAATGCAACAGGTGGTGGTACTGCACCAACTAATCCTAAATTTGTAAAGTCATTTGCAAATCATATGTTTTATGGTGGAATGTCTAATGCAACATCAACCTTAATATTTTCTGGCCCTTATACAGAAGATGATTTTGATACAGGAGCAGGCTCTATTATTATGGGTGATGTTATTACTGGGTTAAAAGTATTTCGTGATGAACTTTTTGTATTTTGTGAAAGTAGTATATATAAAATAGCAGGTACAAGTTCAAGTAACTTTGCAAAAGCCGAGGTAGCAAAGGGTATAGGTACACTATCACATCATTCAATACAAGAGATAGGTGGTGATATTATATTTTTAGCGGCTGATGGTATTCGTACTATTGCAGGTACAGCAAGAATTGGTGACGTAGAATTAGGTACTGTATCAAAACAAGTACAAGATAGAATAAATGATATCGGTTACGATAATGTAACATCTTTAGTTATTAGAGATAAATCCCAATATCGTTTGTTTTATCCACAAACAAATGGCGGTGAAGCAAGCTCAAAAGGTTTAATAGCCGTTATAAAACAAAATCCTAATACACAACAAATGGGTTTTGAATATGCAGATATAAAAGGTTTAAAAGTTTCTAGTTGTGATTCAGATTTAATTAGTAATGTAGAAACAACTGTATCGGGTGGCTATGATGGTTACATATATAAACAAGACGATGGTAATGTTTGGACAAGAGCAAGTATAACATCAAATATGGATGCAACTTTTCGTTCTCCAGATATGACAATGGGAGACCCCGGAGTTAGAAAAAATATGCAAAGAGTTAATGTTAACTGGAAACCGGAAGGTGAAGTAAGTGCTAGTATGTTTGTACGATATAATTATGATGATAGTGACACTCCACAACCAAACGCATTTACTCTAGAAACATCTGGAAGTGGTGCAATATTTGGAAGTGGAAAATATGGAACAGCCGTTTTTGGACAAGGAGATTTACCAATAACAAGACAAGGAATAGAAGGCTCTGGTTTTGCAGTAGCTTTAAAAATAACAGACACAAGTTCTAACAATCCATTTGCACTAAGAGGATTTGAATTAGAATTTACACCGGGAGGAAGAAGATAAATGGGAGCAACATATACAAGACAAAGCTCTAGTAATATCGTTGATGGAAACGTCATTGA